ATAGTTGGCGCTTAGTTTGCTTCCCTTGCCCTTGATCCCGCTTGATCGGGCGCAATAGGATTTCTTGCGGTTAGGTTGCCTTTTCTTGATCGACATATTTGGGTCACCAAAGTTGACCTTTTTGACCTGATCGCCTTCGACAGCAAGAACCTCAAACTTCTTTGGCCCGCCGCGACGGGGCTTGTTGACCGCTGTGAAGCCGTGCCGCTTTTTAGCTGCTGCGATCTTCTCTGACTTGGTGCGGAGCATTAGTATTGATCCTCTTCCGGCATGGCAGATGACAGCAAACCAGAGGCTGGCGCCATTGCCGCAAGCACCCATGTTGGCGCGTTGGCCTTGCGTGCGGCTTTAATCAAGTCTGATGTTATCCGCCCGCCTGACAGCAATTCCCCGGCATAGTTAAGCGCAGCCTCCCTGCCTTGGCGTCGCTCAATCTCTAAAAAAGTGTCAATCGTTTCGACAGCCATGTCGTCAATGCGTTGCTTTGCCTTTTTAGGACTTCCCTCGTAGCCTTTATAATCCGCAGAGTTCATCAACAAGCCGCCGCCTGTGCCTTTCTTGCGCATCCCTTCAGCTTTTTCACGATACAGAAGGTTTGCGGGAATACCTTGAGAGCCTTCAAGGAATGTATCAGCCTGCCCCACTTTCCCGATCCCCGTGTCGTATGTCGTGCTTTCTACAGATGTTGTGGGGTAAAGACCGCGATCAAGGTCTGGCGTAAAGCCGCGATAACCCACAGTTCCCCAGTCCATGCCGATCTGACGTTCGTCCGCAGCCGCAAGTCGGGCGTCAGAGACTTTAGGGACACCCATCTTTTGCAGGCCAGCTTTGTCCATGCCTTTTAGAAAATAAGCACGCATCGTGCCTGCTTGCATCGCCTTGATGTATTCGTCAACAGCATTCGGGTCAGCCACTGTTGAAAAGTCGGTGAACGGATACGTCGTAATCCTTTTTGTCTTCTTAGTCCCGTCTTTCTTGTATATGAAATTACCGTCAGGGTCCCGAATTGGTATGTCTTTAGGCACGCCGATTTTACGGATAGCCGCGTCAACTTTAGGCACGTCAGAAGCTGAAATAGAGGCGTTTTTGAACATCTGCCCAAATATGTTGCCTTGATGCATAGAGAAGTCGCCAGACTTTTCCGCCATCATCAGCGTCATATAATATGGGTCTTGGGACACACTGGCTTCGTTGGCCTTGCTTGACGTGGCGCTCCGCGCGCCCGCATAGCCCTGTCCCGGCACGTCAATATATTGGAAACCAGCCTTTACATCCACCGGTTCCGGCAGCATCTCGCCCCCAACACTTGTTACAGTATGACGTCCTGTAGGGTCACCCACAATCGCCATGACGTCCCGTCCTTGCAGTGGCGCAATGGATTGCTGAACTTGCGGTGGGACAATCTCGTCAGATAGATATCCGGCGCTTTGGTGGCCCGATAGAACGGTTGGCTGCAGAGAATCGATGTTGGTGAACTTTGCTGCTGGAGATTTATCGTCAACCCCGATGACACTTTTTGCGGTGGGAATTTCCGAAATGCGGCTCAGAATATCTTCACCTGATCTATTGTAAGGAACGCGACCAGATAGTTCTGACCCAACGGTGTCAAACCCGCCACCTCCCGCATCGAACGGCGCTGAAGTTGCTTCCGGCCTTAACCTGATGTTCCCACCCATTGAGCCGAGAGCGTTGGGGTCAACCTCAATGCGGCGCGCTAAGTCCATCGCATTGCGCCCCGCAGCGATCACAGGGCGCGATATGGCGTCACCTGCGCCCGGTACTAGGCCAATGACCGCCCCGGTGCCGAGAAGGCCCGCAGCAGCTAGTTCACCGCGTGAAGCGGCATCGTAAGCCTCAGCTAAGGCAAGCGCGTCACCAAATCCGGGAACGAAGTCCTGCCCAGTCTGCATGGCTTCAACGCTGGCTGGCACCCTGTCACGGTTGCGAGACAAGAGGCCGTCCCCGTAACGGTCGGGATACCCTGCCTCTGCCGCAGTCATGCGGTAATCCCCGCCCGATAACAACATGTCCAGAAAACTAGCCATCATTTACCCCGATTTTTCTTCCTTGGCTTTGCTGTCTTGGCTGCCGCCTTGAAAGCCTGCGCTGTCGGCGCGCCTTTGCTACCCGGCTTGCGCATCTTCTCCCCAGAGCCTGCAGCGATCCGGCGGCGTTTGGCGGCGATGTTGCTGTACAGCCCCTTTTTCGCAGGCATTATTTGGAGTGTTTCTTGCCGAGGCACTTGCCTTCACGCTTACAGGCGGCGGGCGTCGGACAGCCTTTGATCGGTTTGAACTTCATGGATTTCATGTTTTTGTTCCTCATGGTTGGCGGGAATATACCACGGGATCAGTAGTCAAGCCACACCCCGCAAATTCCGCCGAATAGGCTTCCGTTTCTTGGTGCTTATGCCTTTCTGGTAGATCGCCACCAGACCGAAGGCGTCTGCAGCGTGTGAGGCAAAATCATGCTCTGGCCCCAGTCCGATATTGCGCACGGCGTCTCGCTTTTCGTGATACCAGCCCAGCGCCTCGCGCCCGCCTTCGGTTGTCTCTTTGTTGAAGCGAACGGATGGGAACATCAATCGCGTTGCCTCAATCCTTTGCATTGCGGCGCCAGCGCCCTGATTGGACACGACATCAACCGCGAAGCCTGCCTCTCTGAGAAATCCTTCCGGCGTCACGCTGTAGACCATGTCATGTTTGCGCCCGTCGTGTGGCAGCACACAGACAGCGTCCTCATATCCAGATGACCTTAGCCAGTTGACGTGTGCTTCGAATGGCTGGCCCACAGCCTCATAGTAATCTAGGACGCGCACCTCCAGCCCCACATATTGCACGATCCAGATCGCTGTCGCGTCAGACTTCCTCGACGTGCCGCCGATGTCCCAGCAGGCATAGGTCTTCATCAGACCATCCTTCGCCACGACGCCGATCCGGTTCTGCAATTGCGCGTCGGTCAGATGTCTGGCGTAATATGCGCCTTCCAAGACTGTGGCGTAACCACCCTCCCAGATGTGGTCATATCGCTCAGGTGTCATTTCCAGAGCGTCGCGACGCTCATCGTCAGTCGCCCGCATTGGGTTCCAGCTAAACCAAATTTCAGAGTTTTCTTTGCGGATCGTTGGCCGCAGCAGCGAGAGCGAACGATCCGATAGAGACTGCGCCTCCTCGACCCACGCCCGGTCGAAACCTTCGAGCGATTTGACGCTGTCCGCCGTGTGATCTTGCATCCCCGTAAATGTTATCAGCCCATCGCCCGGTGTTTCGATCACCTCTCTGAAAACCTTGAAGCCTTGCGCCTCGCCGAGATTAAATTCTGTCAACTTATCTTCGATAAGGCGCTTTACCGATTGCTTCAACGACTTCTGGACCTCGCGGATGCAGACCGCTCTATAGCCGGGATACCGCAGCGCCTCTTCTGCGATCAGCCCAGCAAAGAAATGCGACTTTCCTGACCCTCGCCCACCCCACGCGCCCTTGTAACGCGACGGCGACAGAAGCGGCAGATAAGCGCCCGCCGTTGGTATTCGCAGGCGTTTACTCGTCTGCATTTGGCTTAACGATCACTCGTTCGACAACCTGTGGCGTCATCGAACCGTCGGTCGAAATATTGTCCACAGTCTGGCTGGGCGCATAAGCACGCGGTGCCATACGCTCTGCGCTCCATTTCAGCGCGTCGATCATTACCCGCGCCGTCTGAGCGTCCACATCGCCCTTCCGCAGTAATTGGATCACGTCGATGACATTGTCGCCGTGAGCATGCCCTGCTGCCTCTCGCGCCCGCACGTACTTGTTGCGAAAGTCATCGTGAGCAACGATCCATCTCGTCACTGTTGAGAGATGCGGAGCGCCTTTTGTTTTGCAAAAGCTGTTCAGTGATTTGCCTTCGCCGATCCAGAGGCAAATTTTGTCCGCCAGTTCGTCGTTATATTTTGATGGTCTGCCAAATTTATTCATTTTGCTTTACTCCGCAATCATTTTTGAAATGACGTTCCTGCGAACATATTCGGTTTCTAGCCCCGCCAACAAGCAGACCTCAGAAAACGCTCCCGTTCTAACATAAGCGCGATCCTGCCGCCAATTCACCGTGTTTTTGTAAGATCCGGGTTCGTCCTTTGGCATTGGTCGTAGAGCGTCTCTGACCGCTGTTTCGAGAACAGCGGCCCACAGCTTGCGTTCTGGCAGTGCTTGATCGCCGGTCAAGTCTCGTCCTCCGCTATCGCGTCATCCAGCAAAGCCGTCGCTAAAAACTCGTTGATGGTCATACCCTCAGGCACATTCCGCGCGAGCCAATTGATTTTTTCGTCGTTAAGATGTTGCAAGAGAGACCCTGTTTTTAGACCGTGACGTCGCAGGTAGGTGCTGGCTGTTGACTGATTGAGGGAGGTACCGTTTTGGCGTTTGGCCTTGCGGTCAACGTCCGTCCGGCGTTTCCGGCCGTTATTTGCCCATGGGTTGATCATAGCGGCACGACCTCGTTCTTATCGAAACCATCCCACGCGCCATCCTCGACGATGGTGCCAAGCATAGCGGCAAGTCGGGCGATTTCTTCGCGGGCCAATCTCCATTCCGTCGTGGTCATATCCATGCCCATATGCTGCGCAAATAGGAAAGCGTCGAGGCGATCAGCGTAACGTAACCACGCTTGGTCACTCTGGCTCAGATCAGGAAATACGCCCGCGATGGTATCACGCGCCACTGCTTCGACCCGCGCGTGCCGTGAGGCCACGTCTGGCATATCTCGTTTCATCCCGCTTGGGATGTCGCCGACGTTCATTTCTCCGGCGTCGTGCGTCAGAGCGGCGCGTAGAAGCGCAACTGATGGCTCTGGGTGTTTCTCTAGTATGATCTGCGCGACGCGAGCGTGGTGGCCGTCTAGGCGATCGCCGGCGCCTGCCATGTGCGGGTGAGTATGCCAGCGCATAACGCGACCGGACAGCCAAAGCGGGGTAGGTGTTGGCGCGCTCATGTCGTTGATCCATCTGCAATTTCATAGGCGATGCCTGCATAGCCGCAAATATCAACATAACTGTCCCGGTGATCAGGCATGTGGTTCAAGCGCGCAAGCTTGACCGACAGCAGCAGCATCGCAACGTCGTGAGCTGTGAGCATCGCCCCGCGGTAAGCGTTAAAGATATCAGCAGCCCTTTGGTGCATCTCGCGCGGATCGCCGTACTCTCGGTTGCGATCCCCTTCAATCAGGGCTGCCGCCTCCATTGGAACATCTCCTCGTGTCGTCATTACCTGTACTCCCATGTAATTATCCGGTCTTTCTTATTTGCAAATATATTTAGCAGGTGCAAGCGAAAACTCTTGGCACCCTTGTCACCCTGTTTTGGCAGGGACGCGCTTTCTCATGTGTCATTCCTCTTATATTATAAAAGAAATTACCCCTCTCTCATACATAAGGGACACGGGGTGACAAATTAAGGAAAAATGCGAGTTGACGATCTCACTTTCCCCCATGGGTTGATTGATGTCCGTCCTCATTTCGCCCCTAATTCTCTTTTCACAGCGGCTTTGGCTTCCTCATAACGCCTTTTTTCTTCCTCTGCTTCAGCGGCGAAGACCTCATGCACCGCCGGATTGACGGCATATTTTAGGCTATTGAGGCGCTGTTGCGGTAGCTGTCCGAGCCATCCCATTGCCTCCATTGTCTGTAATATCGGCGCAATTTCAAATGATGAAAGTTTGCGAAGCGCCTTGGTTGATCGCTGCACATCGCGCGGTGAAATCTCTGTAAGACCGCGCGCAAGAATCATTCTGGCGATCTTTTGGATGGTTTCGTGGGTGTCGCCCAGCCCCAAAATATCGCTATGGAATGCCTCGGCTGACGGCTTGATATATTCGATAATCAGGCGCGCCACGCGAGCGGCTGTAGTGTGTGATATCTGCGTTGGAAGGTATTCATCCATCGCGTGTTCGATGCAGTGCATAACGACGCAGAGCCGCCCGTAAAGCCCCTCATATTTGCCGTAATGGCTTTGCAATTTCAGCGGCAGATCGTGCGCCTGTTGCATGTGATAGAAGTTGGCCTGCTGCTCTTCGAAGACCTGTTGCGCGCGATCTGAAAACGTCAGCGGGTTGTTTGCTTCGATCATGTTTTCGACCCGCAGATCATTGCGCAGGCGCTTGACCATTTCGTCATAATTCGACGCCACGGGCGGCATTGGCACATCCCGGCTTAGGCGCGGCTTGCGCATAATCACGGGGATAATGCGCTGCATCAGGCCATCGTCCCCGCCCTCATTTCCTAT